CATGAGGTTTGTAAGCGGGTAATTGAAGGAATGTACTCAGTACAAAAGAATCACGCTAAAGATAATCGTCTGCCGTGGAACGATAACAAGGCTCAGAAGTCTGCTCAAGAAGCCTATCAAAGAATGTTTGAATTAAAGTGGACACCTCCAGGTCGTGGTCTATGGGCATTTGGAACTCCTATGACTATGGAGAAGAAAAACTCTGCTTCTCTGCAAAACTGCGCTATGGTATCTACTCGTGATATTGATCGTAATGATCCAGGAGCCTTGTTTGCTTGGGTAATGGATGCCTTAATGTTAGGTATTGGTGTAGGGTTTGACACAATTGGAGAAGAAAAAGAAGTTGCTATTTGTGCTCCAACAGAGCCAGAAAACGTATGGGAAATACCAGACACTCGTGAAGGCTGGGTAGACTCTGTAAGAATGCTTCTTAACTCATATCTAAGGCCTAATCAGGCTATACAGAAGTTTAACTATGACCTTATCCGTCCTCTAGGTGCCCCTATAAAAGGGTTTGGCGGGGTCGCTAGCGGTCCAGAACCATTAATGTCACTACACAGTAGGATAAACAATGTTATTGGCGGTAGAGCAGGAGAATTACTTGATTCTAGAGCAATTGTAGATATTGTAAATCTTATTGGTACCTGCGTTGTTTCTGGTAATGTTCGTCGTTCTGCTACCTTGGCTCTTGGTCTGCCTGGAGATGAAAACTTTATTAATCTTAAGAATTCAGAGGTTTTTCCAGAAAGAAACTCATACGATCCAGAAAAACCAGGATGGGCATGGATGTCAAATAACTCTATTGCTGCAGAGGTTGGAACAAAGTATGAAGACTATGTTGATTTAATTGCAAACAATGGTGAGCCAGGATTTATTTGGCTAGATGTTGCACGTAACTTTGGTCGTCTAGCAGATCCAGCAGATGGAAAAGATTCTCGTGTTATGGGCTTTAATCCTTGTGCAGAGCAACCATTAGAGTCATACGAACTTTGCACATTAGTAGAAGTTCATTTAAATCGTCATGAAGACAAAGAAGACTTCTTGCGTACATTAAAGTTTGCTTACCTATATGGAAAAGCCGTAACGCTTCTTCCAACACACTGGCAAACCACAAATGGAATTATGCAACGTAATCGTCGTATTGGAACATCTTTAACTGGTATTGCATCATTTGCAGATACTAAAGGAATGCCAGCAGTTCGTGAATGGATGGATGAAGGGTATAAAAAGATTCGTCAATACGATCATTCATATTCAGAATGGTTATGTGTACGTGAATCAATTCGTGTAACTACCGTCAAACCTTCAGGCTCTGTATCATTACTTTCTGGTGCAACTCCTGGAGTTCATTGGGGTCCTGGAGGAGCATTTTATTTACGTGCTATAAGGTTTGGAAATACAGATCCAATGATTTATTTATTCAAAGCAGCAGGGTATAAAATTGAACCAGACCTTGTATCAGCAAATACTTCAGTAGTCTATTTCCCAGTAGCATCTGGACATCCAAGATCTGAAAAAGATGTAAGTCTTTTTGAAAAGATTGGTTTGGCAGCAACTACTCAAAAGTATTGGTCTGATAATGGAGTTTCTGTAACTTTATCATTTAACAAAGAAACAGAAACCAAGCATGTTGCTCCAGCATTACATATGTATGAGGGTCAACTTAAAGCGGTTTCTTTCTTGCCTATGGGCAATGAGGTTTATCCGCAACAGCCATACAATGAAATAACCAGAGAAGAGTATAACTCTTATGTTGGTAAAATTGCAAAGATTGACTGGTCTGCAATTTACGATGGGATAGATAATCTAGAAGCACAGGGTGAAGCATATTGCAGCACAGATGCCTGTGAAATTAAACTTTACTAAGGAGAAAAATGAAAAAAGTATTAGCGTCAGTAGCAATTTTTATACTTGCTTTTATTGGACTACAAGGCATAAATAAATCAGATGACAGTTGTATTAATCTATATGTTGATTATGGTCAATTAGATAGTAATACAAAAATAACAAAATGTATAGAATCATCTAATAAAATAGTTTCTTTAGATCTTTTAAAAAAGGCAGGTTTAGAAGTAGAGGGAACTAAAAAATATGGTTTAGGCGTGGTTTGTAGAATTAATGGTTTGCCAGATGCAAAAACCGAATCTTGTGAAATTATGCCACCAGCCGAAGCGTACTGGGCAATTATTATTAAAGAAAAACAAGTTATACCATTTCCAAGAAAAGAATGGGGCTGGGGACAACTAGCAGTAGATCAACAATATTTAAATCCAGGAGATTCATTAGGCTTGGTTTGGACTGGTCCTAACGGAGAGTTAAAGTTTCCATGAAAGTTGCACAGAAGCATTCAGATAATGTTGTTCAGTTTCGTCTAAAAACACAGAAACCTAAAACAGCAAAAAATATACTACAACTAGTATTAACTCTTGCTGCATTATATATAGCAAACGATATCACTATTGATATCTGGCGTTCTCTGACTGGACACTAATGGTTCATTTAACTCGTATATACACAAAGACAGGCGATGATGGAAAAACCTCTACCGCCACTAATGAACGCATAGATAAAAGCAGCGATTTAATTGAAGCAATTGGAGCGGTAGATGAAGCAAACTCTGCCATAGGTATGGCAACTGATTTTCATAATGACATTATAGATAGAATACAAAACGATCTATTTGACCTAGGTGCAGAACTTTCTGGTGCTCCAACAATCACAATATCAGAAGCAAGAATTACTCATCTAGAAAATATCATTGATGACTATAACGAATATCTAGAACCACTTCACTCTTTTGTTCTACCTACTGGCGCTATCCATAATGCAAGAACTATAGTCAGAAGAGCAGAGCGTCAGGTTTGGAAGATAGAGGGCATAAATCCAAATATTGCAAAGTATCTAAATAGGCTTTCAGATCTATTGTTCGTAATGGCAAGATATCACAATAAGGGTAATGAAAAGTTGTGGGTTCCTAAAAATTAACTTCTCCCCTGCTATAATAAGGGTATAGGAGAAATATGTCTAACCCGTCCAACTTGTATGCAGAAAAAATTTATGCAGAACACCCACTAGTTCTTTGGGCATTAGACGATCAGGCTGACTATATTAGCCTTATTTCTGAATCACAGCGGGACATAACAAATGAGTGGGACCTTACTGGGTGTACAGCAACAAGCAATGTTATTGGAGATGAACCATTTCCAGATAGTGAAACAACTAGACTATCAGGATCAGTTCCAGCGGTAGATACAAATAATCTTATTTGTGTAAGCCCCAACCTTATAAACTTTAGCGACTTAAACGCAGAACTTGGAACATTTACAGTAGGCGCATACTTTTATTCTGAAAGTGCATACTTAGAGTCCGTATCTATTGGGTATGAATATACAGATACAACAACATCTTTAGTGGTTCAAGAATTTAAAGTATTTGAAACTACCGTTTTTGAAAACTGGGCATTTGTTTCTGGAACATTTGAAATACCTAATGAAAATACAGAACTTAGAGCAGTTATAAAAATAACAACAAATGGTAGCGATGCGTCTCCAACTGCTGCAGACTATAGATTCTATATTAACGGAATTACAGTAGGGCAGTGGTCAGAAGAATTCAATGTGACTTCACTTGGAGTTACTCCAGAATCTTTTCCAACAGATATTGCTCTTAGCACAACTAGTCAAGTTATTCCAGCAGCAGCCTACGGAATATCAACAGAAGAAGGCTATTATCTTGTTAATGACAACGCCTTAGTTGCAAAAAATTCTAGCGTACCGTTAGTGTTTGGTGCTTCTGGAGTAACAAAACTTTTACCAAATGTTGGTGGAGATCCATCTTTAATTATTCCTGGAAAGGGATTTTTAAATGAAGCAGGTAGATACAAAGAATATACAGTAGAATTTTGGGCAAGAATTAATTCAGATGCCTTAATTCCTAAAAGAATCTTTGGTCCAATTACAGGCACAAATGGTTTATATGTAGAAGGTGGCTTTTTAACTTTAGTAATTGGTAATACTTTTTCTTCACATTTCGTTGGTGAGTGGTATAGGCCAATGCTTATCAATATTCGTTTAATTCGTAATTCTGCAACGGTATTAATTAATGGAGAGCAAGTAATCTCTATGACAATTGATACTGAAGCACTTGATTTGCCATTACAAGAAGTGGCAGGAGAGTCTCAAGACTGGTTAGGTTTTTATGCTTATTCAGATGTAAGCCCTGTAGAAATTGACTGTGTTGCTATCTATCCTTATCAAGTTCCCGTAACAGTTGCTAAGCGTAGATGGGTGTACGGCCAAGGAGTTCTTTCTCCAGAAGGAATTAACTCTGCCTATGGAGGAACTTCTGCTTTTATTGATTATCCTTTTGCAGACTATACCGCAAATTATAACTATCCAGATTTTGCACAATGGCAACAGGGTTCTTTTGATAACTTAGTTACAACAGATACATCAATTACTACGCCAGCCTATCAACTACCAGAAATTTTTTTAGACACAAAAACTTTGCAAGATCTGTATGATGACTGTCAGGTTGAACAAACTGGATACCTTGAGTCACAAGCAGAATCCTATAAGTTTGTTACCTTTAGGCCTAATAATACTTGGAACTCAGAGCAGTGTTATTTTAACTTTCCAAGATTTAATATTTTAAATGATCAGGTTAGGTCAGTTTATGCAGTTTTTAGCACAGAGGATATTGGTCCAGAGTCTGGAACGGTACAACCACAAACTCTTTTAAAAATATATAATTCTACAACTGGTGACTTTTTTATTGTTAGACAAGAGGAAGATATAGTTAAGTATATTTTAAATTATAATGGAGTAAATACTTTATTGTATACAACTGAAGCGCTTGAGTCAGGTCAACTCTTTGCCGTTGGGTTAAATGTTCAAACAATATCAAATACATTTGGTGAAAACGTTGCGTCTTTTTTTGGAAATCAAAACGGATTAAAATTGTACGTAGGTGGAGATGAAGAAGCAGAAAACACCTTTGTTGGTAAAATTTATTCAGTTGGGCTATCTACGTCAACTAATACGGTTGATATAAAAGATTACTTTGATGAAGACGGGTTTATATTATTTGATGATTTATCGGAGAGCGGGGCAACAGAAGAAACTGCCATAGCCTTAATCGAACATACAGCAAGTTATACATTATTGCCAACAGAAGCATATGACAAGTTTTTCTTAGATATTGGAGTCTCTGGATACTGGCAAGATTATCTTCCATTATCTTATTTTGCTCAATATGTAGCAGATAGTTCTGGAAATCAATTTTATGATATAGACTTTTTACAATTTAACATAGGATATCCCGCTCCCTCTGAATCAGTTGAAAATGAGACAGTGGTGGCTAGTTGGACCTACGGCGACTTGCAAAATGAATATGCAAGCCCTACTCAAAAAACATACTATCAATTAGACAATTTTTTGTTTAGCGGCTGGAACAACTATGCAGATATGATGCAAAAATCTGAGAAATACTATGAATACAATACAGAAAGTGCATCTATTAGAAGTTATATTACTTTTCAGTATGTTTTTGATGGAGCAAATTTACCTCAAAGCAGTTTTACAACCACCGTTGCACCAACTTCAAAAAGAATTATTGACATGGACGATTACACCACTTGGTCAAACAAAAAATTTGAAGTTGTTGACAATACCTTGATTTACCCTACAAAAATTGAAGATTTTAACGATCTTGCAATTGTGTATCATCTTGAATTTAATCTTAGAAACATTTTAACAAAACCAATCGCCTTAAGAAGGTTAGAGTTGGCATCTCAAGCATTTAACGATAACTCCTTTAATCCAGTTGGCACAAGGTTTGGTATTAACATGTTCCCGTACACACGCTCTGGCATTTACTATGACTACAAGGCAAACAATCCATTTAGTATTTATAAAGGAAGCACCCCATACTTATACTTAAATAGAAAAAGCGGAATAGAGATTCGTGGAGACTTCAGCACAAATGTTAATAGGGGTATTGCAATTCCAATTAATCAAACAAGTTCAGATAACTATAGAGTAAGTGCTGCTCAAATTTGGATGAGATACGACGAGGACTTTTTCCCAGGAACACAAACAGAGTTGTTCGAAATTAAATATAAATCAGACACTATAAAATTCTATATGGTTGCAGATAGCGAAAAGGGCTCTAGGGCAAGAGTCTTTGCCCGTAGCCAAGAGACTGGTCAAGACTTTAATGGCATCTCATATTTCTGGAATGGAAATCTAGTAAGGGAGCCAGTTATTACTAAAAAAGAATGGGGCGTATTAGGAATTGCGTTTTCTACCGCACTTAACTTTGACTCTTATTTAGGCGGTATTAATCTAACTGGCCCAATGATATTTAATAATATTGCCTATTATCAAGCCAACAACCTACAGCAAGTTCAAAGTACGCTCAACAGACCTTGGCAGAAAGTTAAAACAGACGGAGCAACAAATTTCCAATGGCAATTCTGGCTAAACAACTTTACTTGGGAAGGTGTTCTTGTTATTTCTTCTTCAAGTCTATACGGAGTAAGCCCAGCAGACGTCTATAAGACGTACTTAGGAACTAATAAGATTATTATTGATGACGAAGAAGGTATGATATTTGATGCTGATAAGATTAAGATATATAACAACACAGTTTGGCAAACAACGGTTAGCGTTCCTGTATAGTCTGCTATACTTATGGTTATGGAATCCTTAATTAATCCAAAAACTGGTAAACCTTATGTCAAAAATGTACGTCGTCAGGTAATAGATAAGCATTATGACTGGGGTCTTTACGTATATAAGACATCTAAAGGTAAATGGTTTACAGACGGAGATGGTTCAGTTTTAAACATACCGTCCGACCGTGGAGATCTTACAAAAATTGCAGAATTAAAAAAAGTTGCAATACACAATGGAGATGATGGACTTGGCGAAGCGGTATTTGTGGCAGGACTAACTCAGGTTAGTGAAGAAGAGTATTCTGAACAGAAAGAAAGACTAAGAGAAGGATTAATCCCTTCAATGAATGACTTAGGTGCTTGGCATGCAGCACAACAAACATTAAAAACACATGGAAGAGGGGCAATAGATGAGTGAAGAAGAGTACGTTCGTGCAAGTCTTAATACAGAAGAAAAAGAAGATAGCATTTTTAATTCTCAAGATCCATTTAATAAAAATTGGGATGCTTTAAAGGATTACGCTGGGATTGATCAAAATTTTCGTCGTAGAACAACACGTAACTTAACAAAATATTCTGGAGTTGAACTAAATGCTGCATATCTAAATTCAGCAAATGCAACTCCATCTGGAACAGACGCTGGATCAAAAGCAACTAATCCTGGCACGGTATACAGAAATGGCTACGGACTATTTGACGTAATAACTCCTCCATATAACATGTATGAGTTAGCCAACTTCTATGACACATCATTTGCTAACCATGCTGCTATTGACGCTAAGGTAGAAAACGTTGTTGGCCTTGGCTACCGTTTTGATATTGCAGATAGAACGATGTTAAGGTTTGAAATGAATGACGACCAAGAGGCGGTAAACCGTGCTCGTAACCGTATTGAAAGAATGAAACTTGAACTTAAGGATTGGATAGAAAACCTTAATGACGATGATTCATTTACCAAGACAATGGAAAAATTTTACACAGATGTTCAGTCAACTGGAAACGGATTTCTTGAAGTGGGCAGAACTGTAGCAGGAGAGATTGGATATCTTGGTCATATACCTGCAACAACTGTTCGTGTGCGTCGCTTACACGATGGCTTTGTGCAGATTATTGGTCAGTCTGTAGTTTACTTTAGAAACTTTGGGGCAAAGAATAAAAATCCAGTAACCGCAGATCCAAGACCAAATGAGATTATTCATTACAAAGAATACTCTCCATTAAACACATTTTATGGAGTTCCAGACATTATTGCAGCAATGCCGTCTCTTATTGGAGATCAACTTGCCTCACAATACAACATTGATTATTTTGAAAACAAGGCTGTTCCAAGATATATTGTAACCTTAAAGGGTGCAAAGTTATCATCTGATGGTGAAGATAAAATGTTTAGATTCTTGCAAACTGGGCTTAAATCTCAGTCACATAGAACCCTTTACATTCCGCTTCCTGGAGATACAGAAAACAATAAAGTTGAGTTTAAGATGGAGCCTATTGAAAACGGTATTCAAGAAGGATCCTTTAAAGAGTATCGTAAACAAAACAGAGATGATATTCTAATTGCACATCAAGTTCCTATTTCTAAACTTGGTGGTGCTGATTCAGGCATAGCAGCAGCACTTTCACAGGATCGTACCTTTAAAGAACAGGTATCTCGTCCAGCACAGAAACACATTGAAAAGGTTGTCAATAAGATTATTAGAGAAAAAACAGATATTCTTGAACTTAAGTTTATTGAGTTAACTTTAACAGATGAAATTGCTCAGTCTCAAATTATTGAACGATATGTAAAGACACAGGTTATGACTCCAAACGAGGCTCGTGAGAAGTTAGACCTACCACAAAGGGTAGATGGCAATGAGCCATTTGTTATGTCTGCAAGAGAAGCAACAGATGCTAGGGCAAATTTAGCAGGGAACCGTCAAAGAGATACAGAACGAACAAACAACAACTCTGACTCTCCAACAACCATTTCTGGTCGTAATCCAAAGGGTGAAGGTAGATCGTCTCAATAATTGAGATATGCTTGAAAACATTTGGTATAATGGATAACGATATGTTAATAAATAAGGCACACTGGGAAACAAATGGCGACAATGTTCGCCTATCAATGCCTATTGGCAAGGTAGATGTAGAGCGCCGCATAGTTTCTGGATTTGCAACGCTTGATAACGTTGATCGTCAAGGTGACATTGTAACAACTGAGTCTAGCATTGAAGCATTTAAAAATTTCAGGGGTAATTTGAGGGAGATGCACCAGCCATCCGCAGTAGGAAAGATAGTATCATTTAAAGAGGATCGCTATTTTGATCCATCAGTAAAGAAATTTTATAGCGGAGTTTATGTATCTGCTTACGTTTCAAAAGGTGCACAAGATGCATGGGAAAAAATATTAGATGGAACCTACAAAGGTTTCTCAATTGGTGGAAATATTAAAACTTGGGATGATGCATATAATGATGATTTAAAGAAAAGTATTAGAATTATTAAAGAGTATGACTTATACGAGTTGTCTTTGGTTGATAATCCAGCAAACCAATTTGCAAACATTGTGTCCATTGAAAAAGTAAATGGTCAAAATGTAGTTGGTGGATATCTTTCAAAGGCAGAGATAGAAAATGTTTTTTGGGATAAAGAATCTGGAATTGTCATGGTTTCAGAATCTGAAAATGAAACAAGTCCTACATCAGGAAATCCAATGCAAAATATTGGATTTATTGAAAAGGGAGATAAAAACAATACAGAAATGATAAAGTTCTTAGTTGATAGTGCTAAAGGCATTAGTACAATTAAGATTACAAAGGAGGTTAGTCCTATGACTGAAGCAACAGAAGCAGTAGTTGAAACTGCAGTTGAAGAAGTACAGGTCGCTCCAGAGGCACAGCCAGCAGAGGTAGTTGCAGAAGCACCAGCAGAAGTTGTTGCAGAAGTAACAGAAGCCCCAGCAGTCGTTGAAGAAGCACCAGTAGTTGAAGAAACTGCTATTGCTAAATCAGAAGACGGTAGTGCAAATTCTTCAGTTGAAAAAACAGAAGAGGGAGAAGTTGCTGCAACAGAAACTGTTATAGCAAAGTCTAATGAAGCAATTGTTGAGGCAGTTGCAGAAATTAAAAATTCTCTTACAAATGCCTTTGGCGATTTAGCAACAACCGTTAAGTCTCTTCATGAGCAGGTAGTTGCATTAAGTAAGTCTCTTGACAATGTATCAGGTGAGGTTAAAACCGTATCTGCTGAAGTAAACAATGTTAAGGGTTCTTTTAATGAGTTTGGCAAGCGTGTAGATCTTGTAGAACAAGACACCGCTTTCCGCAAGTCTGGCGATCTAGGCGAGATCGTACAGTTTGAGCCCTCAAAAGTTCAAAAATCCCTATGGGGCGGTCGTTTCCTCACATCAACCGACCTATTTAACTAAGTAATAAATCACTAGGAGGTGAAAAATAATGTCGGAACAAAACACAAATCTAGAAAAAAACTATCCAGGTTCAGGAGATGGCGCAGAGATTAACTCAGCGGGATCTTTAGTATCTGGTGGTGTAGGTAGTGCAACAGGTCTGAATGCTGCAGGATCATCTGTAGGTTCACAACTTGGTAACACTGCTACTGCAGGCTTCGGTGTAACAACTGGAGACAACGCAGTCAATCCAACGGGCAACGCAGGCGGTATTCTACGTCCTGAACAAGCACAACGTTTCATTGATTACGTCTGGGATGCAACTGTCCTCGCTAAAGATGGCCGTCGTGTCACCATGAGAGCAAACACCATGGAAATTGAAAAAGTCAACGTTGGAGAACGTGTACTTCGTGCAGCATCACAAGGCTCACCAAACTACACAAACACTGGCGCAAGATTTACAAAAGTTGAATTAACAACCAAAAAGATTCGTCTTGATTGGGAAGTAACAACTGAAGCACTTGAAGACAATATTGAAGGCGGAGCATTGGAAGATCGTCTAGTACGATTAATGACCAACGCATTCGGTAACGATATTGAAGATCTTGCTATTAACGGTGATGGAGCAACAGGAGACTTCTTGTCCATCATGTCTGGTTTCGTAAAGCAAACTCGTGGAACAGTAGGAAATGCTGCTCACGAATCTGCCGCAACAGTAGCAGACAACAACTTCACTACAACAGTAATGCAAAACTTGATGTTAGCAATGCCTCGTAAATACCGTGCACTTAAGAGCAATCTTAAGTTCTACGCAGGTACCGATGCATTTGCTGGTATTGTCCGTAACAACGGTACATTAGCAGATGCTATTTCAGCAGCGTTCTCTGATCGCACTGGTAGCACACAAGGAAATCGTCAAGATTACATGGATGGTGCTGCACAGACATTTGGTAATGCACGTACAACTCGTGTACTAGGTGTAGATGTACTAGAAGTTCCTTACTACCCAGCAGGTTATGTAGATCTTACATTCCCAGCAAACCGTGTATGGGGTTTCCAAAGAGACATCACTGTAAACCGTGAATACAAGCCAAAGAAAGACACAATTGAATACACAGTATTCGTACGATTTGGTCTTGCTTGGGAAGAACTAGATGCAGTCGCATATGTTGACGCAGATAGTGCTGATTCCTAAAATATAGTCATCACGTACTAGGGAGGACGGCATAATAACCGTCCTCCTTATTGCTATTCTAGTGGTATAATTACAAGTGAACATGGGAGAATCATGAATTTAACGATGGATGAATT